TCGGGTACGACCCCTTCGGCACGTCCAGCACTATCTCGTCGTGCACGTGCAAGCTGATAGCCGTTCGCGAATTTGCTGGGAGAGTCGCCAAGTAAGCTGCGATCGCCGGGACTGTTAAAGTATCCGCGTGCACTCTCAACATTGCTGCTCTTAACACGTCGTTCGCCGTTGCTTGGACGATATTCTCCACGAATAGGCCGCTCCACGCCTTCTCGCGGTGCCAGCCACGCCCGCGCGCGGTCGAGTAGGTTACGTACGAACTTGTCCACGGTTTTCCTCCCTCAGGGTCTGGGATCGACTCGGTCTTCAGCTCCGGCGACGCGTACAGCAACCGGCGCCCGCTCGGCATCTCAATGATCAGGAAGCTCTGCGTGCACCAGACCGTGCACCGCGCAACATGGTAGACCGTGCCCCGGTCGCGGACCGCGTTCTTTACGGCGACGTCGACGTCCTTGCGGAGCTGGTCGATCGCGCTGTTCGCGGTCCGGTACATCTGTTTGAGGACGTCGCACGCCATGTACACTTCGCGCGTCAGCTCGAAGTCATCGAGCATCAGGAACGCGCGTCTCCACGCCTTGTCGGCCTTGATCATCTGCTCGGCCGTCGCCGTCGGAAGCGCGATGTCCGGTAGCGGGTCGAGATCGAGCTGGTACGCGATCGCCATGTTGACGAGCGCTGCCACGCCTCCACCGAAACCGAAGGCGAGAATCGCGACCTTACCCATCTGCCGCTCGGCGTCGTTCACATCCTCTGGTCGCTTGCCTAGCATCTTCCCGGCGAGGATCCGGTACACGTCCCGGCTCTTGTCTTCCGGCTTCTCGAATGCCGACAAGAATGCGGCGAGCTGCGCGGTTTCGCCCGCGATCCACGCCGTGATCACCGACTCGATATTTTTGAAATCCCCAGCTAAAAGTTCATTCCCCGGAGCGGCGACGATGACGTGCCGGATCGCGAGCGCGGCCGCCTCGTGCGGGCCGCCGTACACGAGGTCGTTGCTCAGTGCAGCCTTGCTGTAGATCCCCGGTAGGATGACATCGTCAATATATGACGCCTTAACCGGCGTAAGCTCGATTCGTCCAGCGTGCTCATGCCCCGGAGGTCTCCGGACCGACAGAGCCGGGCGTGCCATGTTACCCGGCTGGAATCCGCGATGCGCGTGACGACCTGTACGGCCCGCGCCGTTCCAACGGACACTGTGGCGGATGCGACTTCCGGGTCCAACCAGAGTAAGTCCCCGCTTGTACTTAGAACCAGCACTTTTTCCAGCTTCGAGTCGTTGCTCAAGAAGCAATCGAACAGTTGGGTCCAAGTCATCGTGCTCAAGCCAGTCCCTCACTTCGCTCGCGCGGAGCGATTCGATGTCGATCCCGCACTTGTTCTGCAGGTACGTCAGTAGACGGTTACGCTGAGTTGCGGCGTGGACTTCCCCGCCAGAGTTTTTTGACACGACCAGATTACTCGCGACCTTCGCGTCGGCGAGGAAGGAGACCGCTGCCTGAGCCAGCGGCTCATCGAATCCAAAACCTCGCTCGTTGACCAGTTGGTCGAGATACCAAGAGCGAAGGTTTTCTCCGGCGTAGTTATGAGCAGGTAGCCGGGCGTAAATTGCCCGGAGAGTCTCGGTGTCGCGGATGGCGTAGTTGCAGAAGCGTTGCCACTCATTCGGCATCTCCCTCGGCTCAATGAATTGGTTGGTTGCGGCCTGAGGCACGCAGAACGTGTCGATCAGCTTGCCGTCCTCGACCAGCTTCTGCTTGTCCTCGGGCAGCCCGCACACCTGTCCCAGCATCTCAAGCGAGCCGGGGAATCCATGCGCGTTTGCCCGGGCCATCGTACACTCCCAGCGTTCGACCGGGATGTCGATGTTGAGCGCCCGAAGCATTATTAATCGATCAAAAGCCGCGTTATGCGCGACTAAAGTGACATCAGGGTCGTCAAGCGTCGCCCAAAGATCATCCGGCGCGATCGGATCCTGCCACGGCTCCCAGATCTTCGCCGGGCCAGTCTCGAACGCGTACGTGACAATGAGGCACTCGGCCTCGCGGGTATAGAGATCCGTGCCGTCAGAGATGTCGACGCGACTTCTGGTCTCGGTATCGAGAAAAAGCTTCACGTCACTAGATCCATATTAGCGTTCGACCGAACGAGAGCGCCCTTAGGATAAGATTTAGTTAGCGGCCACTTCACCGCATCGGGCGCTACGCCGGACGTATAGACATATCGGTATTTTGGTTCAATCGGTACAAATTGTATGCCGTTCGCTCGCGCCCACGCTCTCGGACTCGTGATTCCGCGTGCCGCCAGCGTGCGCGGATGAACGCGCTTTCCGTCTATCAAATACTCGGAATCATGAGGGCGGCTTTCACCCGCGAACCAAAAGTTAGTAGCTTGATACACATATCCAACATGTTGCTGACCGCGATCTGCGAACGAGACACAAATAAACGGTCTCGGCAACATTCGTAACGCGCGACCTACTAATTTACTCGCGGCGTTTTTTGTGGCCGTTGTAATAACAAGCCGGTTCAATTCCAATACTGCGCTCTGCAATGTAGGCGCGACGCTCCTCGCGACTTGCGGGGAAGACGGAGGACCAAACGTTATAGCGCCAACTAATTGTTCTGCTTCATAAAGACCAAACGCGTGTTTAATGTTGGACGTTCTACCGGAATAATGGTGCTGTCTGATAAGCGCTGCGGCCTCTTGTGAAGAGATCGTTTGAACATGGAGCGGACGGGTCGGAGTTAAACCGCCATCGCCAGCGGGTAGCTGGTCATTCTGCCGTTGAACTACGTCCGCGTTTGTATTCACTCTTCGATCACAGGCTCTGTGCCATCCGCGTCCGCCAATCCTTGTACGCCGCTTCCGGCGTCGTCCCCCAACCCACGTTCACCATCAACTGATTGCCCGGTAGGCTGCATCGCCACAGCGGTGGGAGATGCGATCCCATGATCCCTCGGGTTATCATTCGTAGATGTGGCTTCGGCAGGGGCCTGCGGCGCCGTTCTAGCAGCGTAAGCATTGAGTACCTCTTGAAACATCTGATTCTTCGCCATCATCCCCTGACGGGACTTCCGGATCCGGTCCATCCGGTCCGTGAATTCGAGCAACCCTCTCTCCGTAAAGAACCGGCGCATATTCTTGCGCTGGCTCCGGAGGTACCGGCTGATGAGTCGGTCGCGCAGCCCGCGCACCGGCTCGTACTTGAAACCTGACCACGGCTGTTGCTGTGTCATGTTGACTCCGAAGAAAGAGGGCGACGTCGCGACGTTCTAGGACCGAGGCGGTAGCCAATTGCGAATCGTCGCCCAAACCAGTTAGATCAGGCCAGAGCCACCAGACGGGGCGGGAGCGGCAGGTGCCGCAGAGTCCGCCTCGCTCGGCACGATGCCGAACTCTTTGCCCGAAGACACCGTCGAGCCCTTGAGGCGCTCACCGTGCTTGAAGAACTGCACGCCGAGCACGGAGCAACCCAAGCCGGGGCTGTTGCCGTACAGGTACGTGTAGAACTCCAAGTGCACGTTCGCGTAGCTCCCCTCGTACGGCCAGCACGGGTGTGCCGGCGTGAGGATGACCGGGCTACCGCGATTGGCGATGTTCACGCCGTTCTCGGTCACCACGATCGTGGGCTGCTCTTTGTTGCCCGCGCTGATGTACAGCATCCCGGCGTAGGGCAGCTTACCCGGGCGGTAATGATCGCCGCGCTGGAGCGGGAACCGCTGGTTGTTGCCCTTGATCATGTCAAGCGTCTGCTGCGCCTGCTCTGCCCACTTCGCCACGGCGATCCCGCGAATCAAGGTCTGCAGCTCAGGGAACTGCGGGTGATTCGGCGCGAACACTGCGTCGATGTGGTACTTGCCAGCATCCGGCTTCCCCGTTGCGGGATCGATCTTCGCGTCCTTCCCTTGGTACGGCTTCGTCAGGGAGACCCGAAGAAGTCGCACGTTGTTCAGGACTATCTGCTTGTTCATGTTAGCTTCAGCCATTCCTATCTCCTAAGTTTCAACTATGCTCGCTGTAAGTAATCTACAGCTTTTTTCAAACTCTCGATGTTCTCTCGAAAGAAACCAAGTCCGGCATTGCAGCCGTTACATAACCAACCACGAAACGCTCCTGTCAAATGACAGTGATCTAAATTAATTCTTCTTTTATTATTCGGAGGTCTCCCACATATTTCACACGTTTTAGGCTCCGGTCTCGTAGGAACCGGTAGTCCTTTAGACAACCTAAGTTTATCTGGGTTAGCATGGCGCCAGAGCCTTGTCGTCTCAACCTTGCGTAATCGTCGGTCTACGGACGCGTGCAGCCTTCGACCACCCATGCGTTTCCTTTCGTCTTTCAATGTACTTAATTTCAGATGGTGAGTCAGATTCCCGGCGTCGAGAGCCGTCCGGAAGTCGGATGAAGCGGACATCTTCGACGGTCCGCTTCTGATCGTACCGCTGCGCCTTGTTGCGCCAGCGGCTATTTATTTTTGCCATCGAAGTAGTCGCCCAGACAGTTCCCTGCGGTGTATATCGCCCAAGCTATACCGAAAGCTAAACCGAACGCTGTTGGCACCAGCGGAACCGTCCACATCAGGTATCCTATGCCGAGACCCACGGCCCCGAGAATGGTGAACGCGAGCGCGCACCTAACATGTTTCCAGCTCATGACTTCTCCTTCATCGCTGACACGAGACCCAGCAGCACGATCTGCAGCACGGACCCGATGATCAGGGTGCCCCAGCTCACGATGTGCAGTCCGTACGCGTTCACCAGCGTCCAGACCCCGGCCGCGAGGCTTCCGAATGTCAGCGTCACGACCGCGATTAGTTTGGCAACGAGAGTAGCCGTCGAATCTTCGCTCATACCAGTGACTCCTCAGGCTTCACGAGCCCGAATGGTTGAATAGAGACCGCGTCGCCCTTGTGGTCGAGCGGCACCAGCCGCAGCTGCGGGTCGGACTGCGTCACGAACCCGGTGACTGAGGCATACTTTTTCTTGAGCAGCACTTCAGCCTGCGTCGGGCTGATCAGCTCCCGGGGCTCGTACATCTTCTCGGGTGGCAGGACGAGCCCGAGCGTCGCCTCCGCCGCCGCGGCGTCCGCCCACTTCCGGGGGCCACTCCGGCCGTGCACCAGCTTGTAGCCCTCGATCTGGTGACCGACCTTCGCGCGCCGGAGCGCCTCCGCACGGAAGTCGCTCACGGCCTGCTCCACCTCATCGAGGCGCGCGTAGATCATCGCGAGCGTCTTATCGTCCAGCTCGTGCTTCGTGATGAGCGGCTCGAACATGCTGATGATGCGCTTCGCGCGGGCGACGCAGCGTCCGCGCACCGGGCACCAGAAGCACTGCTCCTCGCCCGCGCTCAGGTGCTTCTCGGGCTCGAACGGGACGATCCCGTAGTAGATGTCGTACGCGAGCTGCGCGACGGGCCGGATCGCGGCCATGAACGCCTCCAGCTCCGCGCGCGTGTAGGTCCACTCGTCGTAGTGGTTGATCTTCGGCTGGTGAATGCAGAACCGGAACGCGTTGTAGTCGCCGATCAGGTCAAACTCAAGCATCGCCGCGCACAGGTAAATCATCCCCTGCGTGTTGTCCTTCGCGCGCACGAGCAGGTACCCGTCCTTGAAGTCGTGCACCGACAGCACGCCCCGGTACAGCTTCTCGTCCCTTACGACGCCGCCTTCGGGGTAGAGCTTGATGACGTCGCTGTGCCCCTCCTGATCTGGGACGCCGAGCACGGGGGTCGTGTCGAGTCGACGCTCAGTGAAGATCTCGCCCGGCTCGCGGTTGATGTTGGTGACGACCGACTGCACGCGCTCGATCCGTTCCTCATCGATCTTGAACTTGAAGGTGCTGAACTCCAGCTCCTTCCCGAGCCACGCCTCTAGGGTCTCGGTCGGGTGCGTGAGAGCCCACTCCAAGAGCCAGTGCGAGCACGAACCGCTCGCGCTGTATTCCTTGTCAACGTCCGGCAGGCCACGCGACAAATGGATCGCGCCGACGCACCGCAGCCAGCGCGCGGAGTCGGAGGGGGCGAGTATGGAGTGAGAGCCGCTCACTCGGCGAAGTTTCGCATGAGCGTGAAAATCTTTTGAAACTCCCGGCCCACCATGGCGTCCATCCGCAGGCGCTGGTTCTCGCGCTCCAGCGCCTTGTAGTCTTCGTCCAGCTGCGCGAACTTCTTCATTATCTCGGTATCGCAGTTTGCTTGGCCCGGGGGCCCGGCGCCGTTCATGCTGGCGAGCAGGGCGTGCTCCGCGCGGAGCTTCTCGTAGTTGTGGTACAGCGTCCGGTAGAGCGGGCTGTGCTTCATCGCGAAGTCGATCAGTCTCATGCGATCACTCCTGCTTGGATAGGTTTACGTCGAAGGTCAATTCCACCGGGACGCCGACGAGCTGCGTCACGTCAGTCTTGTCATCCTTGGCGGCTAAGGCGGCGGGAATCTCTATCGCTGCGACGACGAGAGCAATCACGGCCCACGCTATTAAGTGTCTGATCATCGGTTGATCTCCCATCGCAGATCGTAGAGCGCCTGCGTCAGCGACCGCGGCGGCGTGTAGTTGTAGAGCGGCGCCACGAGACGGGCCGCGGTCGACATCAGGAGCTTCGCACGCTGGTTCCGGTCGATCCCGCGCGCCTGCGCGTGGTACTCAGCGACGTGCGCGTATAACTCCTCACGGTACCGGAACGCGTTGTCCTCGACGTAGAGCCGCCACCAGATCTCCGGCGACATCTTCCCGGGCGCCTGCTGCCGCTCACAGTGAACGGCCTCGTGCTTGAGGAGCGCCGGGGCGATCACGCCGCCTGTCGGATTGTAGATATCGTCGCCGTAAGCGAAAATGACTCCCGGCTTCGCGGCGTCGGGGAACGCAGCCAGAATCCGATCGAAGTTAGGGGGTCGCTCGACTCGTATCACGTTCCGCAGTTCCTTAGTTTCAACATTCAAGAGCGGCTGCGGGGCGAGTGCAAACCCCCACACTTAGCCGGCGACGCGTTAACGCCGGCACCGCTACCGGTCAGACCAGCGACACCTGCGTCGCGGCCGCGTCCATCTTCGCGATCTCTTCCTCGACCGCGTCGATGACCGCCTGATAACTCTCAGCCTTCAGCTCCGGCGTGCGCGACACCTTGAAGGTGCCGAGCACCGCGAGCGCCTTGTCGCGGCCGGGGATCCCGTCCTCGCCAGCCTTCTTGCCGGCGAGGTCGAGCACCGCGAAGTTCACGGCCTCGATCCCGGTCCCGACCGTGCCGGCCTTCGGCCCGGTCTTGGCGGTGTACTTCACCGGGGGCGGAGGGGTCGGCGCAGCCGGCTGCGCCAGCGGCGGTGCAGCTGCGGGAGCCGTCGCTACTGCTGCGGCGGGCGTCGGGGCCGGCTGAG